TACTCATTCTCATTCAGCAGATGCAATGAGATATCTTTGTGTTGCTCTTAAAAAAGCTACTTTTGTTGGTACAACTCCTGAGGAGTTAGATAGACGTTATCGTGAGACTTTATTTCCTGAAAGTTTGCCTGGTGTATTTAATGGTGAGTTCGATAATAAATATGGGTTTTGATTTGTAAATTGTTTCAAAAAACGATCTAATTTGAAAATTGAAAGCTATAAGGAATAAATTATGGAAATTAAAGATTGTTTAGATAGTATTAAAGAATTCTGTAATAAGCATTTAAATGAACTTCATTTGCTTATTCATAGTTCTATAAATTGTAACAAAGAAGATAGTTTGGCTATAGAAAATAAAAGTAAAGAATTTTTTAAGAACAATGATTCTATTTTATTTAAAAAATATCTAGAGATGAATAATGAAATTCAGGAAAGGCTTAAAAAAATACATAAATTAACTAAAGAGTAATTAGGTATGTTCAAAAAGATAATAGACTGGGTCAAAGCTAAGCAAATAACAGTCACACTTGAAGATCCTATTAAGCCAACACATAAGACAGTTCAATCAGATATTCGTGACGAACAAGCTAAAAAGCGTTTTAATAAGCAATATGATCAACAAGAACAACAAATTAGAATGATGGCTCTAAAGCAGCATGATCCTGCTTGCGCTGACCATATAACATGTGATAGAAATCCTTGCTTTGTTAAGATTCCGGACAAGATTGTGGCTAGTTATGTTGTTGATGCTGTAACTAAAGAAAGAATAGATGTACGAAAAACAAATTCAAGCGATCCAAGCAACTAATCCTGGAATTATATTATGTTCAGGAGGTGTAAATAGTAAATATTTGCCTACAGAAATGACAAGTTCAGATGTTGTTGAAGTTAGTAAGCTATTTTTACCAGTATTAGGTATAAATGATTCATTGATTGCTTTTGTGCATCCTAATTTATTAGAAGTTATAAAGAATATGTATAAATTCTATACAGATTGGCCTATTAAATCAGAATTAATTCCAGATCAAATGGGTGTTTTTTTTGATCTAAGCAGAACGCCATTTAAAATACACTTTGTGGGATCTTATAATGTGCCAATTAAAGAAAAATATCATAAAGAAGGAAAAGATGTTTATGTTTCCTATTTTGCTCGTAAAGATAATTTAGATAAAACGGTAGAATTATGGTCAACTGCATATAACTAAAGAAAGAATAAAATGAATAATAGTATTGATGGAGTTGCTCAAAGCTTAAAGATTTATAGTGTAACTCAAGGGCAAGTATCTTTACATCCTGTTACTTTGAAGCAAGATATTAAGCACCTTATCTCTGATCTTGAAAAAGTCTTAAGTGATCCGATAATAAAATATGATATTACCTTTAGCAAGAAATCTTACAATTTTAAAGAACCTTTAGATGACAAAGAAAAAGAATTTTATGCCAAGCAAAGGCAGCAGCTCATCAAGGCTATGCTTAAAAAGGCTATTAACAAATTCATAGATAATCACTATAAATATAAAGATGATGAAGATTATAATGATTCTTCATTTGATTTTATTCAACATATTATAAATATGCATCCAACTGATTTCTATCTTAGCACTCCAAATGGTGAATCTTATGAAGTTAAAGTAGAGGATCTTGATCGAACTTTAACAGGTGATGCTAAGCCTTGTAAATGTTATAGATTTTATGGAGCAGACATTAAAGAAGAATGTGATGGCAATTGTATAGAAAAGTAAAAAACCCTGCTAACTACAGCAGGGAAAATTATGCTTTAACAATAAAGCAATGTAATTTTAACAAATACTTGATATTGAAGCAACACAATTCTAGAATAGGGGAAAATATAAACTATCCGTCTTCGCCTTACGGCTTCGTCGGACTAAAGGGAGATAAATAATGCTGTTTCCTCAACTTGGCGACGTATATCTAAATGAGCGCGATAGAGGCATTATTGCCAGAATGGAAAATTTTTATTCAGAATCCATAACTATAAACCAGTCATTCTGGGGCGAAGCTGACACTGACACCAGATTTTATTGTAATGATCAAACTTTATGGCAAAACCTTTATGGTAATCTACCGGCTAATAGACGACGAAACTTAGCATTTAACAGAATAATGCGGGTTGTTAATATGATTGATGGTCATCAAAGACGCAATCGTAAGTCTATTATTATGACTCCTAAAGAGAATGGTGACAATGAGACCGCTGATCAATTCACAAAGATAATAATGACCCTCTGTCAGCAAGAAGGAATCTTAGAAACTATATCAGACTCCTTTCATGGTGGTTTAGTAACAGGCATGAATCTATTACATGTTTGGTTAGATTACAGAAATGATCCAATATCAGGTGATATTAAGGTAAATAATTGTTCTTACAATTCTTTTCTTATTGATCCTTATTTTAGGAAAGCGGATCTTTCTGATTGTAATGGGATCTGGAAACGTAGCTATTTGACTAAACGTGAGGCTATTTCTTTGATGCCACAATTTACTGATGAAATTCTAGGATTGCCTGGTAACCAATATGGGAACAAGGACGGTAAATTTCAGTTTATGCCTGAATCTTATCAATATGGATATAAAAATTTATTAGCATATGACGAATTTTACTACCGTGATTTCAGGAATCAAAAGTTATTGGCTGATTCACAAACTGGCGAAGTAATGGAATGGAAGAGTCAGGATGAAGATGCGCTTAAGATGTTTTTACAGCTACATCCTTCTGTTACCGTCCTAGAAACAGAAATTCCAACAGTTAATCTAGCAATAGTGATTCAAGGAAAGGTTTTTTATAATGATCGTTTACCTACTGGTGCTGATAACTATCCTTTTGTACCTGTATTTGCTTATTATAACCCTCAAATACCTTACTTTGAAAATCGTATCCAAGGTGTGGTCAGAGGACTCAGAGACAGTCAGTTTCTCTATAATCGTAGGAAGATCATTGAGCTCGATATACTTGAGTCTCAAATCAATTCTGGTTTTATTTATAAAGAAAATGCGCTCGTTAATCCGAAAGATGTCTTTCTCTCAGGTCAGGGAAGGGGATTGGCTCTAAAAGAAGATGCGCAAATGACCGATGTTCAACAAATACAGTCACCACAGATTCCTGCTACAACTATTGAATTATCCAAGATGTTAGGTGAAGAAATAAACCAAATCGCCGGTGTATCAGAAGAACTACTAGGGTTCGACAATAAGGATACACTTTCAGGTTTCCATTCAATGTTAAAACAATCAGCATCAACTACAACACTACAAATTCTATTTGATCACCTTGACCGTTCTATAAAATTATTAGGTGACAGGATGGCTGAAATTATTCAAATTAACTATACTCCTGGCAAGATTAAGAAGATTCTTGAAGGGCAAGAACCGGCTCCATTGTTTTATAATAAAGCTTTTGGTAAATATCATGCAGCTGTTGAGGAGGGTCTTAATACGACCACACAAAAACAAATGCAAATGGCTCAAATGTTAATGCTTAAAGAAGCAGGTGTACCAATATCTAATCAAGATTTACTTGAAGCATCTACGCTGCAAAACAAAAAGGTTGTTATTGATAATATGATGAAAGAGCAGCAAGCAGCGCAGCAACAAGCTCAACAGGCTCAGCAAATCCAGATGGAAGAAATGCAAGCTAGAACAAATCTTGCTCATGCAAGGGCGCAAGCTGATATTGGGTTACGTCACGAGAGGGATGCTAGAGTAGCTTCAGATCAAGCATTAGCGGTTCAAAAATATCATGAAGCAACCAAGAATGATGAACAAGCTACATTAGAAAAAGTAAAAATCTTAAAAGAATTAGAAGCTATGGATTTAGGCCACATTGAAAAACTTATTAACATGGCTAATTTATTGAAAGTACAAGAACAACAACAAGTTCAACAACCAAACAAGAATATTAGAGATAATGAAACGGTTTCATTATCGTAGATAGAGCATGAAGCTTGCTATCAACCCGTGACATTTTGTCACGACCTCAGTTGTCTACTAACTGTCGACAACTTGTAGACGGTTGAAAAGCAGTTTCTACATTAGGAGTCCAGTAATGGCAAAAAGACATCATGAATCAAAAGCGGCTGAACGTCGTGAACATAAGGGCATGGAAAAATATGAAAGAGGCCCGGTAAAAATGCATCATCATTCACCTGGTTTTAATGATGGATTTAAAGGAATGAGTTCCATGTATATGGAAGATTATTCTTCCGGCTTAAGAGCTAGAGATAGAATGGAATCTGAAAAAGATGGCATGATCAGAGATGATCACAGAGCTATTGCTAATCTTCCACAAGAAGTTATGATCAAGCCTTATGAACAAGTTGGGCCATACCTTCCGGAAGGTATTGATGATACCATAAAAGGCTCGGATCGCCAGATGATGGATAACGATGAGCAACGCAGCAGATACTTTTCGCCTAAAAAGTAACTAAAACTATTTTACGTCGATTACCAAATTTAGTAATATGAGTTGGAAAGGAATTAATATGTCTGAACCAACTCATATGCTTTTTAAGGATAATGGTTACTTTAAAGTTCTCTCATATAATGGAAAAGATCCCAAATATAATGCACATACTTGGAAATGTGAATGTAGATGTGGAAAAGTAATAATTCTACGAACTGAAGTCATAAATTCCAAGAAAACGAAAAGTTGTGGATGCACAAGAAAAACTGTATTCGTTAAGGGGCATCCCTATGGCAAACGATTTAAACCTACTCATGGATTATCCAAACATCCTTTATTTAGGGTATGGGGTAGAATATTTGAACGATGCTATACAATAAAACCAAACAATAAAAATTATCCACATTATAGAGGAAAAGGTATTAAGATTTATGAAGGATGGATTAATAATTTTAAATCTTTTTATGATTGGGCTATCCAAAGAGGATGGAAACAGGGTTTAAGTATAGATAGAATTGACTCTAATGGAAACTATGAGCCTTCTAATTGCGAATTTGTAACCAGAGCTGAGAACTCTAAAAGAATGATGAGAAGTAGAAAATTAAATGGCGAACTAAATTCCAATTCTGTTTTAACCGAAGATCAAGTAAAAGAAATAAGAAAATTGTTGAATATGAACGTAAGTGGTAATAAGATAGCAAGTAAATTTGGTATTCATCGTAAAACTGTTTATATGATCAGAGATAAAATAACTTGGTCACATATAGGAGAATAGTATGGCAGCAGCACCAAGGCCCAATAATAAGGCCACAAGAATTTTGTATTCTGTGTTAGGAAGACCGCCGAATATGGTTAAGCTAACAAAGAGACAAAAAATGATTAATGACCGACTTAAGGTTGAAGAATCTAGTCGATTGAAATAGCCTCCAATACAAGGCGGGAGGTTCATCCTCCTTTTTTCCTCCCGCCATTCAAAGGAAGAGATATGAAGAAAATTAAAAAAGTAGATCATGTTGCTGAAAACATGCTACAAGATATGGCAGCGCAGGCGTTCTATCAAAATATAGATCCACGCAGACGTCAAGAAATGCATGATGCTTATATGGTTCGTGAAGATAACAACGCTATGGCTAATTTGCCAAAGCAAGCTATTCATCACGAATTTAATGCTGATAAATTTAAATATGATAGTGTGTCAGCAGGATCACCTGACTGGTCACATAATGAAATTGGTTTTATTCGTAAAGCTCAAAAGGGCTTTATTGGAGAAGAATAATGAAAAAAAAGAACTCTAAAAAAGTAATAAAGCATTTAAAAGGCGATATTAAAACATTTAATAAAGAAGCTGAAGAAGATAGAGAATTAATTAAAGAATTAAAAAAGAAAAATAAATCAAAGAAGAAATAATGAAGAAATGTCTAAAATGCGGTAAGATGCATAAAGGCAAATGTAGCCCTAAAGAATATCCTATTCGTCTTGTTTCTAAATAAGGAAAGTAATGGCACATAAAAAAAAGGCTAAAGAATCACCTAAAGCTCAGAAAAAGATTAAGAAAGTAATGAGGGAATTTAAAGAAGGTAAATTACATTCAGGTTCCAAAAAAGGACCTGTTGTAACTAATCCGAAACAGGGAATTGCAATTGCAATCTCTGAAGCTCGTAAAAAAGGAATGAAGGTTCCTAAGAAGAAAAAATAGCTGCTCATTTTATTATTGAGTGGGGTAGTCAGCTGATTACCCCTTTTAAGAAGGAAGAAATGGAATTTACAGATTACTTATTATTAGGGCTTATGGTTCTTTTAATAATTTTAGTTTATAAAACTTGGTGAAGCCTGATGAAGCTTCAGCGAAGACAGGTGAGTATGGCTAAAAAAACATTAGGAAGTGTAGTTACTGATCTCAATAAACAACAAACACCTGAACAGATTCCTGTTTTGCTTAAAGCAGCAGAGATGAAGTCTGAATATATGGATAATCTTTTAGAGGCAGTTGACCGTGGTTGTAAAAGATTTCCAGGAGATTTCTTTATTGAGGTGAGTACTAAGAAGGAAAAATTACTTGATAGAGTTTATAGGGATTATTTTGCTGATCTTATATCGTGTCCTGCTCCCTTTTGGGATCAAACGGTTTTCAGATACAACAGATTCGAAGGAAGAATAGAATATTTATGGACACTTCCTGGCAGAAATGAAGCATTTTATATGGCTGAACACGCAAAAGAAATATTGAAACAACCTGATCATACCGGAGAAAAGGAACTGTTGGGCTTTGTTTTAAAGGCTATTGATGGTACTTTAACCAAAATGATGAAGTCATATAATAATGAGAAACCCAATAGTCCCGATATAGTATTGACCACTTAGATTAAAAAGGAATAAATGAACTGGATAAGTATTAAAGATCAAATGCCACTAGATGGTGAGCTGGTATTGTGTCTAATAGGATGCTATTACGAAAGAAACGATACTGAACCTTATTTGATAACACAAAATGTATTATATCATTGTTGTATGAGAGATTGGATTTATGTTTGTGGAGAAAGAAAGTTAAGTGAAACGTTCCCTGTAATGAAAGTTCTGTATTGGATGTCAATTCCAATTGCTCCTTCAGAATTAGTAGTTAAGAAATAATTGAAAAGGAATAAATGATGGAAAATTATGAAGTTCACCCAGAAATAGCAGCAGAAATGGCTGAAGCAGCCAAAAGAAGTGTGGTTGTTCCACAAGCAGCAGCACAGCAGCAAGCTCCTGAAGAAATGCATCAAGAACAAATTGAAGAACAAGTTCAGCAACCTTTAGTGGAACAGACTCAAGAATCACCAATGAAGGAAAGTTGGAGGATATTGCGTCTAGCTAAAGAAAAGGCTGAAAGAGAACGTGATGAGGCAATAAGGTATGCCCAATTAAATCAAACCTTTAATAAGCCACAGGAAGAAAAGCCTATTATAAAACAACGCAGCAGACTAAAACCTGATGAATTAGTTGAAGGTACACATGTTAATGAACTTGATGACGAAGTGCAGCAATTAAAACAACAATTAGTAAGACAACAACAACAATCTTATAATGAAACCTCTAAATTACGTTTAAAGACCAGGTTTAATGATTTTGATCAGGTAGTGAACCAAGAGACTATAGAAATGTTACAGGTTCTTCAGCCTGAGATAGCTCAAACTCTAAATTCAACACAGGATATTTATGCAGCAGGCGTTACAGCTTATAACATTATTAAGAATCTGGGATTGAAACCCGAAGCTAATTACGAAAACGATATAAAACGAATACAGACTAACGCAGCTAAACCAAAACCAATGGTTAGTATAAATCCTACACAAGGAGAATCTGCTCTCGCTAAAGCCAATGCTTTTGCAAATGGATTAACTCCTGAATTAAAGGATCAATTATACCGTGAGATGCAGGCAGCTAGAAGAAATTATTGATCTCTTCCGTCGCTTTTAGTACGCTCGACTGTGCCCGTGAATATAAATTTTAGTATTTTTTTTTGTACTCTCCGTATTTATTGTTATTTATAATCTATTTTTACAGTTTAATCATTATTCACGGGCACAACTATTGCTTTCGAAAAAAAAACTTAGTATACATATATTTGAGCGCAAATAAAACTTCGAGACATCGCTCAACTCGAAACCATAGAGCGCAAATAAACATTCTAAGATTCGCTCGCTTAGAAATAAAAAGGACGCAAAAGCCCGTCATAAGACTCGTCCACTTATCGTTATAAATCATTTTTCTTATCTTAAGGAGAATAGATATGGCGATAACTACTACAAGTACTTTGCCAGCGCCTATTCAAGCTAGTTTTAGCTACAAACTCTTAAGTGTTCCAGTGCCTGATTTTATCTACCGCATCCCTGCTATGAAAAAGCAAATGCCCCGCAATGGTGG